ATTGTCTGTACTAGGATCTGGGGCCATCATTTCCGCAAGAGCTGACATCCCTAAATTAATACCCATAGAAATTGTCATAAATGAAAGTAGTTCAATAGTTCGTGCTGACATTTCTATGCCTCCAACAGTACCTACTCCGCCCTCTATGGGAGTACCGCCAATTTGAAATCCAATGTAAATCATTACGGCAGCAATTATCATTCTACCCGCAGAACTTTTTCTGGAACCTGCAGGGATTGCAGTAATGACCATGTCCCCTTCTGGGTACTCGAGTAAGAGTTCTCTTTCATCTTGGATTGGGGCGCCGGCAACTACACACTCAAATACTACATCATTCTCATGAGCATCTATTAAATATTTTTTAAAACCTTTCAAATTTGCGTCCAAGCATCTAATAGCTTGCCCAAAAGAAGTTACAGACATAGTAAATTCTTTACCAAATTTTTCTCCAATTTCTCCCTCTAAGTATACTTTACGCTTCATGTCTGTATATTCCTATAATTGATCTTGCCCACATAGGGTATAAGTGTTCCCTACAAGACAATCTGTTTTCTGCGTGATGAAACATAATATCATTTCCTATGTATACCCCACAATGATTTCCTACTTTTGAATCAATAGCAAATATCAATAAGTCATTAGGGGCAGGGGTTTGTACTTTTTTAAATCCCCATTGAGATATAGTATTCTCATTAAAATAGTCTAGGCCTTTTTCCCACCAATAGTCTTCAAAAGCTGCTCGAGGAGGAATATGTATATTTTTTTCATTTAAATAATCTCTCATTGCTTCAAAACAGTCTTGAACCCCGAATTTGTACTCTCTTCCAAATAGGGGGTAAAAATGCTTTTTAGGCTGTACTATATTTAATTCCATGTCCGGGTAACTAAAAATATAATAAGGAAGCCCTAAAGCATTACAATTATGTATATCTGAGTTACTAGGCTCATTGGTATCATCAGGGTGGCTATGTACTATTGCAAATATATCTGCTTTTTGTTTTACTGCAAACCAATCTTTTGAAGAAAGTATAAAGTCTTTTTCACTTTTTGCAACATTTTCGCAAGGAAACCATTTCTTTTTTCCTTTTACAATACCTATTATTCCACAACCTTCTCTAGGATACTCTTTACTAAAATGGTCTTGTATATCTTCTATCATCTAAATTGTTTCGACCCAGGAAACCCTCCAAAAGGTAAAGAGAAGGATGTATTAAGATCAAAATTTGAGTTATTACCTTGAAAACGTACCTTACATCCACTTAAAGTTTTTGAGCAAACATCTAGCCTTTTCCAATACGCTCTATTTTTAAGAGGGTTATACTGTCCGTTGCTGCTTTCTTGAGGAACCACCCTAATGGCCTCCCATATTTGCGTATAGTTACTATTCGAAGTATCTACAGTTTTTGTTCTATATCCTATGGCTCTAGAAATATTGTTTGTATTAGGATTATATTCTGGCATGGTAGAGATAGTTTTTGTAATAATATTATCATTTTCATCAAAAAATCTGCCATTACTATCTAAAGGCCATATACAGCCTCCATCGGTATCTAGCCTATGTCCTTGGTATTTCCAAGGGCAGTATCTGCCTATTACAACTCTAGAGGGTATAGTAACTCCTTCTATATCCATAGGACTAGCAAGTTCAAACTCTACTAAAACATTTGTCTCTGAAGAGACTCTATCTAAAATGTACTTTTGAGAAGGGAACTCTACAGGAGCAGAGCTAGGATCAGAAGCTGTTGAAGAATAGGTTTTACTAAAAAATGTGCTTCTAACCACTATAACTGTTCCTAATAAATCCTCATTGTTAGTTATACCCGCCCCCTCTAGAATATTTAGTAAAGTTTGCTCATCACTGTCTCCATCCTCATTATTTACTAAAGTTCTTGTTAAAACTGGAATATTAGCCATTGTTAGGGAAGGCCTTGAAGGCGACCCCGTGCTTTTTGTCTCTAGGCCGGATATCTGTAAAGGAAAAGAAACATATTCTTTTAGCTCATAGACTCCCCCTGTAAGTGTTTTTTCTGGAAAATAGATATTCTCGGTGCCATCATCCATACCATTAAAAATATAAATGGGCTCCTCGGCGTCCGGTATTGTTATATCAAATAGCTGTACAATAGCATCCTCTGTTTCTTGTAATTGTACAGTATCTATTAAGTCTGTCATGGCTCATATACCCTTCTAAAGCTGCAACTAAGATTATGAAAATTTTCGTTATGGTAATTTATGTTATAACTTTCACAGACAACTTTCATTGTAGTGTCTCCTACGTGGTCGGTAACTGTAAAGTTAAAGCTTTTAGATGCTTTTACGTCAAAAAAAGCAGCAAGCATATTAATATCATCTGCGCTTCTATTATTAAAAGTTAAATTAAATGTATCGTTTTTTGTATTTATGCCGTCTAGTGTTCTTTGCTCATAGCCTTCTCCGAATTTAGCAGTTAAAACTCTATTGTTAGACGCTCTTGAAAGGCCCCTATCTGCCGTAAAAGTAGTAGCGGTACTAGGATCATTAGTACCTAAATCTCCGGCTGCTATCGTGAATTCAAACTTTGCCATTATGCCATTCCTGTCTTATGGAGCATTCCTCCAGGCCTTTTTTGATTAAGAAGTTCTTTTTGTACAGCACTCGCTATTGCAGTACCTAAGTTGTTACCCTCACTACTATTAGATTGTTTGTTCTGAGAAGTGCCTCCTTGGTTATCAACGGAAACATTTACAGTAACATTATTTTGTTGTCCCGCTCCTTTCATATGTACAGGAATCGACTTTCCATTAGGCAAAGGTACAATTGCCTCAGCTCCATGCATCATTACTGGGTATCCTGATTGAGGCCCTTTAGCAATGCCTCCAGTAGAGTACCCTTCGGTTATGCCTCCATATCTAAATTGTGTAGGTTCAATGCTTAAAAATTCATTGTCTGCAAAAGTCATACCGTTAGCGTCCTTTACGCCCAAAAAGTCTCCAAAGCGAGTTCCTCCTAAAGCACTTTCTAAAAGTTTTAACGCTAGCATTTTTGTAATCATTTTTGCAATATCTTGAAGAATTGAACGAGCCATATTTGCAAAAGCTTCTTTAGCTGTCAGAGTTCCTTGTACAATACCATCAAATGCTGTTGCCATACTATTTGCAAAACTATCTCCTATAGAAAGTCCTACACGGTCAATAAAATAAGTTGTCTCTTCTAAAACATCTCTTGTCTCTTTTGCAATATCTACGGCATTTTGTGCCGTCTGTACTTGAGTTAATAACTGTTCATACGCGGCACTATCTTTTGCTACTTTAGTTTCTTCTAAATTCAAATTTGCTGTTGCCAATTCATTAAGCTTAGTTTCATAATCTAAACGAGCTTTTCTCCTGTTTAGTTCATACTGCTCTTCTTGTCGAAATGAACTTGCTAGTCTACCTGTGCCAATTGTATCTAGTTGTAACTCAGTTTTTTCTTCTGCAAGCTCTCTTTGTTTTGCTATAAGTCTATCTACTTGTTTGATATAGCCGTCTACTCCTGAAACAAAAGCAGCATCTGCTTCCCCTACAACATCAGTCAGTTCGCCCATTTCTTTGGACGCTGCATCCGCGGCTTTTGCACTCGCAAGTAGAGCTCTTGCTACATCTCTATTGGACAGCGGGTCATTATTTAAAGTAGTTGCAAGATTGCCCATTATATCCCTTACCCCTGCAACTTCTGCTTTAAATGCTGCTCCTGCTATGGCGGCTTCTTTTATTCCTTCTATGTTACCTGCTTCGAATGCTTTTTTAAAGGCGGAGCCAAATTTAGAAATATCAACATCTTTAAATGCCTCTCGGAGGGAGGCTTTAACTTCCGAACTTCTATCCACTCCCTGCCCTTTACCTGCTACAGAGTTTTCTACTGATTGAAGCATACTTGCTATGGGTAAAGTAGCCAGCGCATTGGCTTTCATTCCTACAATATCAATGTTACTTTTTATTCCTTTCTCCATAGCGGCGCCTATAGCCTCTGCAAGCTTAGCTGCTTCTGCTCCTGTTTCCACTATATTAGTTTTAAGATTGTCTATCTTTTCATTATATGCTTCTAATTTAACATTTGCAGCATCGGTTTCTGCTAGTTTTTCCAAAGGAGTTTGCCCGTCCTCTCCTACTATTCCTGCTAAGTTTAAAGCTGCATTTGCTGCTGAGGTTAATTTTCCTTCTAGGCCGTCTGCAAAATCTAATTTTCCAATTTTTATGTCTTCTTTACTTAACCCTGCAAAAGATAAAGCGGTTTCAGGTATTTGCTCAAGTAATTTATTTATAACCGAAATTAAAAAATTACCCATAAGCTGCACTCCTTTACCAATTTTAGCAAACATAGAAATCATACTATTTACTAGTGCTGCAGGACGTGTAATTAAATCATTTAAAACGTCTGCTAAAGCGCTAAGTATTCCAATAACTATAGTTGCTTTTCCTAAAAATTTAAATGCGGTTCCTGCTGCTCTTGCTCCCTTTCCCATCCATCTAAGAAGGGTTCCCGTGGATCTAATAGTACGCTGAGCTCCTTTTCCTAATTTTTTCTTAATTTTATCTGCTAAACTAATAACAGGCTTTTCTGTTTTTCTTAGCTCTCCTTGGAAGTCTTCCAAGGCTTCTACAGTTGTGCCAGCAAATACTGACTTACTAACATCTCCGCCTTCTTTTACTTTTTTAATATAGTCGTCAATATCTTTCATTAGCTTGCCTTTTTG